TAATAGGATATGAAGCACTTTTTTCTTGAAAGTATACCTCAATCTTTGTAATGAAGTCACCATGTTTACTACCTAAAGCAAACGTTTGCGCCATAGGATTAACGTGGGTTTCATCTGGTATCCCAATTCTTGTATTGTATGCCATTTATTTTACCTTTTTAATATCATTTGACGCCACACGACGTATCGCTGTGTTCATTTGCAATCACCACCCTCACCGTTGCCTGTGCCGCCACAACCTTTGTTATGAACATGCATGCCGTTTGCGTAGTACGTATGATTTCCACTGAGACCTAAGTTATATAGTTGAAGTTCTGGCTCTCTTTCTTGTGGTACCCAAGATTCGATTTTCATTTCACCATCTTCAGTTACGAGAGTTGTTCCTACATTGATATCGACCAGATGTCCACCATTTTCTTCCATTACTGCTTCATACGTTTCTGGTTCCATTTCTCTAAATGTATTCACATTAATAGAACCCCAACCTTCTGTAGTCATCAACGGATGTTCTTCAGATACAAATGGTTCATGACCATTAAAGCCATACAACAATCTTGAGTTGATAGGCGTGATTTCAATATCTGTTACCTCGTTGCCATGGACATTACCGCACTTATCACATTCAGAACTTTTCACAATATCACCACGTCTGACTGCAGAGATGTGTTTTGTAGATCCATCTGCCATTGTAATAAGTGTATCTGCAGTGAAACAAGTGAAGTTTGCGTGGCTGGGGAGAATCTCATTTTTAACATATCTGTTAGATGTACTGAGAGAGAAATCATATTCTCTTGTTACCAAGAACTCTTCTTGTGATACTCTCAACTCACCAGCAGATGCGAATACACCTTTTGTATATGATGTGGCAGTTTCAACCTTGTGTGTTCTAACATCAGTAATAAGTATTTCACGTCTACCAGTTTTAAATTTAAGGCTGCTGTTATTTGGAACAAGAATATAACCAGACAACGCACCATTACCATCAGTAGTGTGTGTTGTTGCACCGCCTAGTACTGCAGGATAACTAGTTTCATTTGTCCATCTCTTACCAGCTTTTCTGTAAATAGAATCACGAGCAAGACTTGCTTCAGGAGCAAACCCACCAGTGCCTGATGAAGTAGATGCATATGCACTTATTTCAGTTTTATCCATAAAGATAAAGTGTTTTGTATTTGGTCGGAGTCCAGTTGCTCTGATAGAGATAAATCTTGATCTCATCTTTTTGATTTCAGATGTTGAGATGATTTTTTCACCTAGACTTTCAACAACTTCTTCTGAACTCTTATACTTCCATGTGGTGGTAGCAGTGTTGGTTCCTTTCCCATCTGATGTTACCTTGGTTTTATTACCAATGACTTCACCTCTTTTATACTGATCAGCATCATCTGAGGTAATACCTCTCCAAGAAGTATTCCAATCTTGGTATTTGCGACCATTGACAGAGATTTTATCACCACCTTGGATAAGCTTGTCTGGAGCGTCAACATCATCATACCACGAGTCTGATCGTGGAGACATTTGTAGAGTACCTGTCATTACTGATACGCCCACTGCGTTTACAATAACTGCCCTAGATGCTTTTGGCTGAGATGCCTCAAGTCTGTGTGTATACTTCAAGTAAATGTTGTCGCCCACCAAGCGAGTGTTTGTGGATGATGCAGAGTCATACACAAGAGGTACAGAGTAAGATCTGAAGTTAGGACGGATCTCTTGTCTAATAGCATCACGTGATGATCTGTAGTTCGAGTCAAGTGTATCTGTGCCTATGTCATTGAAGAAGTTATCAGCAAAGATGCCAGATTTAAATCTGTTATTACCAGCACTATCGTAAACGTTTACATTATCTTGTTTCAACTCAAGCATTGTAAGCGCAGTAAGTTCTTCAAGATCATTGATCTTTTTCTCTAGATGACCAATATCTCTCATAGTATAACGACGGTTATCTTTATATGTAACAGTTAAGTCATCGTCTGCAATCATGTACGGATTGAGTTCAATAGAAGCAACTTCCATAGTACCCTCACCAAGTGTAGGATACTTTGGTTCGAACGCTGGATCACCAAACTTAACACCAACATAACCATCTCTGTGAACATAAGCTTTACCTCTTTTAGGAAGGTAATAAGAAACATCAAGATCGATTACGTCTGTATTTTTTGGTAGAGGAAAAATACTTGCCCCAGAACTAGTGAAGTTGTCTCCACTGTTTGCTTTACGAGGTCTAAAGTCTAAGACGTCATACAACGGAATGGACTCTCCATTCGCTTGTCTGTGCCCTGGAATATCTTCATATGCTACTTGACCGTCATAAGAGTTTACCGCAAAGAAATCTCCTGTGGTACCGTGATCAAAATACTGATATACTACACTAATAGTGCCAGCAGGTGTAGCCTTACCACCTTTCAGTGTGATAGCACCTCTGTCATAAAAGTTATCAGTCTGTCCATTATTTAAGGTAAAGTTTCTTGTGATATCTAGTGAAGTAGTATTATCAGTCACAGATGTGATTTTGTAGATATCAGCCCTGTCCAGTTTTACATAACCGCTTGCAAGAGTCAAAGAACTCTGTGTTCTATTTGTAAGTGTTTTTGTTCTAGCCGTGGCAACTCTTTTCTTCTGGTAATACAGAAATGTTACATCGGAACTTGTTGGCAAACTTGCTAATTTAACAGATGAGACAGATGATGAGTCAACAGTAGCATCGTAAAGTGTTCCATTCGAATCAATACCAACTGTCCATGATGACGCATTCGCAAGATCAAAAGCGGTACTGGATCTAGGGATTACCAAAGTACCTGTGCCTGTTGTTGTGCCTGTTCCTCTATACTGAGCAGTCACAGAAACGTCACTTACTTCTTCTGGTCTGTTCCTTGGCAAGGAAAAGAGTAGGTTGTTGTTTCTCACGTCTTGGAGTCGAGCAATGCCTGTAGTTTCCAATGTTACATCGAAGTATTCTGTAGTGCTATCACCAAGTGATCTTACAAGGGATATATTTTTACCAGAGTCCATCTTGATTTCAAACAAGTAAACTCTATAACCACTGCCAGACCTTTCTACCGCTCTTACTCTTGCCGTACCGATTTTAGAACCACCATATGTGATTGCATCTCTCAGTTCGACTTTTTCAAAGTTAGTAATATCTAACAGATTTCCTTTACCAGTAGAACATTTAAAGTAGTTTCCATACTGAGCGACTGAAGATGAATTCTGTACAAGTCCAGTTGTTCTTGGCTTTGAGTAGAACGGAGAAACAGGACCACGAAGATAATATCGATGTCCCTCTACATAAGCTTTACCTGGGTTGAAGGTAATATCTAGATTCGTATTGTCTGAATCATTAGTGCCAAAATCAAGAAGAAAGTTGCCGATTGAATAGTTACCAGATTCTTCATGAGTTCTTCGAGCCATCTCCTCACCGAGGTCAGAATATTTTTTATCATTCAGTGTAGTTGTGACAATATTACCGTTAACAACCTCACAGATTTCAATAAATCGTTCGTCACTATCTACTAAAGATTCTTCAGTAAGCACTAGTTTAATTCTATATCGGTCAGCGCCAGGTGCAGCCAAGTTCAAGTTTGGTCCAGAGTTATCAAAAAGATTTTGATCATCAGATGATGTGATAACTTGTTCGTTGATTTTAAACCCTACGTTTGTTGTTGGTTTATCATCGTATTTACCAATAACGATATTTTCTGCAGCTTTGAATACGGCATGCCCATCAAGGTAAAATCTACCAGTATCTTGAATAACGATACAAGTCTTTCCTATTGCTGGGTTCAATGCAGTGTTTGTAGTTTGTATATCAAGAGTGGTTCCCGAAACTTGCCCTTCAAGACTCCGACCTGGAGTAAGGTCTACTGATACTGTTTCGTCTGTTGGAGTCTCGCCATTTGCATCTAGGATTTGTACAAATAATGTTGCAGGATCTCCTGCTGCCGCCACAGCAACCTTTAAAACTCTTATAAGGATACCAGATACTGACTCTTCAAACTCCTCACCTTCAATACTCGTAGGATCTCCAGGCAAACCATTAGTCGTCGTGTCAAGTTTAACAAATTTTACATTGTTTTGTACCTCGACCCCACCACCAGATACGGCAGCGCCAGCACGATAAATCCCACCTTGCATCGCATCCATATCACGATTAACAATAGTTTGAAGTTGGTTCAGTTCTCGGTTCTGTAGTCCTCGACCAGAATTGAAAAGGATTTGATAAAAGTTATCACTATCTCTGTAGTCATCCTTATATTGAGTAAGGAATAAATTTTTGATTACTTCGGTTGCCATGGTTAGTCCTTATATTTCTATGATGACCTTGATATCTTCAGTTTGGTCTGCCGCTCGTTGTACCGAGGCTCTATTTTCTATGTATAACAAATCGCCAGTAAAAGGCATTGCTTTTGGTTTTAAACTAAAACTAGATGTATTTAACAGAGTGCCAGTGTTACCATCAGAGTCTGCTACACCTTCACCTTGTGTAAAAGAAATGAAACCAGTTGCTTCAGTCTGGTGATAATACAACTCATCCGAATCCTTTCTATCTATAATAGCTTTAGCAGCGGATGATCCGCCTGTCAGTGTGCTACCAATAGTGAAAGAAAGACCTGTGGCTGTTGACATTTTCAGTCGGTTTAAAGAGTTACCAGCGGTACCAGTAAATGCAACGTCTGCAGAATCAAGTGGGTTTTTAACAATACCGATTGTTCTAAAGGAAGTGCCAATAAGAAACTCAGATGAGTCGCCAGTTGTTTCTTCGCCAGATGGTTTTGTGTTGAACATGATAGCACGTGACCGTAGATCAACTCTAGGATCTTTACCAAACCCACCTCTAGGTGATAATCTCACTCTTGCTGTGGCAGAAGTTGTAGGTCCACCACCTGATAATACTGCTTCTGCGTAATCATATCCAGATCCAAGAACAAGAGTTCCAGCACTCTCATCCATTTCAATCTTAGTCACAGCACCACCAGATACTGTGGCGATTGCTCTTGCTCCAGTACCGTTACCTTTAATCGTTACTGAGGGGGCTGATGTATAACCAGCGCCACCTGTTAGAACTTGAACTCCAGACAATGAGTTGTTAATAGCTGCATCTTGAATACCTTTTTGCTCCACCAACTGTGACAAAGATGTGACGTTACCAGATCCATCAGAATCAAGTTTGCCTTGAAGTAGGACAGGTTGGAAGTTAGCAGCAAGGAAAGCAGTCTGGTTAGGGGTCGTGATTGTGTATAGAAACTTCCAAGCATAACCGTCTGAATATGTCTTTGTAACAACATCAACACCAGTTGGTTTTATTGTAGAAACAACAGCAACACCAAGAGCATTTTTACCTTGTCTTACACAGAGGTAAACAGCATTCGTATCTGTCATTGCATAGTAAGGTGTAACAGGATGACCACCTAAGTTATCATTATATGCAGAGTATGTGGTGCCCGAAATCCAGTTGTTTCTCGGCACAACAAAACTAAAATCAGCAACTCTTTTCACGGATTGTACACCGAGCCTAAAGTTTCTGATTTCTCTTTCAGTTTGCTCTGGGGTTGGTGCAAGGTCCGAATCATTCCATGTCTCTGATTTGCCAATACCAATATAGTATTTCGCACCAGCAGAGTCTGTAATGTCGTCAAAGATATCTTGGATAACTTGGTTCTTCAAGTCTTGTGTAATAATTGCAGCCATGTTTTTTGCCTTACGTTATAATGACTCGATTGCCTAACCCAGCGGCAGAATCGAGACCTATTAAATACCAACCAGCGGTTGCACTGGCAGCGGTTGTTGCGTTATATACGGCATCAATAGAGGCTTTAGCCTGTACCGTGAAATGAGTTCCTTGAGCAAATGTAGCAGGGGTGACTTTAATAGCACCTGTATTAATGTTTACAAACCTCATGATTTGACCACCAGATCCATTCGCAAGTGTAAGAGTAGCAGCACCAGAGTTATTTAAGAGTGCTACTGGTGCCGTCAAAGAAATAGCAGAAGATCCGCTTGCGGTATAATCTGAGTCTTCAAATCTAAACGCTTTTGTTTTTATTGAGCCTGTACCCTTTGCCTCAAGAACCATATTGATATTTGCATCAGTACCAGATGCTACAATACTAATATCATTCCCTGTGGTGTTACTATTGATTGTAGGAAAGTTTACTGCAGAGGCAACTGTGGGTAATCCTAGAATAGGGTTACCAGCGGAGTCTTGTATCTGAGTACCAATATGAGGGTTTCTCAGAATAGGTGATACATACCTTTTAGTACCTGTGATAATAGATGTTGAGGTGTTTGTAATAAGTGTATCACTATCGGCAAGTGTAGGAATATTGAGATTAATATTTTTAGTCATACCAGAAGCAGTTGGTGGTACAAGTTCATAATACTTATTAGCACCTGCTGAGTCATAAAGATCAGCATTTACTAGCACAGGAGAAAGCAATGTTTTCTTGGTCATAGACTGTGCAGCGGTAGAAATAATAATAGCACCAGTAGAGTCTGGTAGTGTGATGATATTATCTTTGGTAGGTTGTGCTGCAGTCAGCCGTGTTTCAAAATCATCTGCGCTTGTTCCTTCAAAGA